TCCTGTGACCGTTCACCCCATATCTTATCCTGTTATCATGACATACGTTACCATCCTTGTCAGAATACCAGAACACAGCGGATTCCCTTCCAAGACATCCTACCTTATACCTTGAAAACACATCATTAACGGAATCAACACCGAAAACACCTGAAAGGTACTCGTACAGGTTATTACCCTTCCAATGCCCGGCATCGCTAAGCCTGTCAACATACTTCACATCAACAAACCTTGATTCCTGTCTACCCGAATCATACTCCCTCTCGTAGAAATCCTTCAAACTCATCCTGCAACCGTCTGGGCTTGACAGAATCCTAAAAGCATCAGAAGCACTACTGCAACCAGGAAGATAAGACACGAGAAAGTCAAACAGGTTGACAGAATCACCCCCCTGCTCGGTAACGGTGATACTGCCCGACTTGTTCATATAGAAAACCAGCTTGTCCTTCCTGCTATGGCTCTCCAGATTTATCCGGGCAGGCAACGTCCACCGCTTACCCCTACGCCTTAAAGGAAGCCCAAGCACAGTATCAAGATTGGCAAATATATACTCATAATCAATAGAACCCATACTACTTAAAATTATGCCATCCCTGTTTCATATCCCTAAAGAAATCGCTCAACGTATAACGATAACCGTTAGGATATCCTAGAAAATCAGAAAGGCATGAAACATATCCTACAGCTTACGACCACTCGTCCACCTGTACACCATTTCGGCAGGAACCATAAACACAAGAAGAACAAATAAAATGTCAACGTATATGAGAAACATGACAAAACGAATAAAACATTTCATAATCATTCCTCCACATCCCCTAAAAGAAGTTTCTTTGCATAACGCAACGCAAACTCCCAATTGTAATAAAACGTACCTAGCAAATCAAAGAACAGGCTATACACGGCATCCTTGTCACCATCGGGAACGGAATACATAATATCATCCATCATACGGATATCATCACTGAACCTAGCATTCTTTGTCGTATAACGCCACAAACCGCCAACGGCAAGTATCTTGGCGTGTTCATAAACATGATAGTCAATGGAATATACATCACAAACGTAATCATTAAACCAATCTTCATTGTCTAGTACACCACTAACAGGGCTTGCCGACAAAATCATATTAACAAACACACCAAAATGACAATACTGCTCTATCTTACCCGAATCATTATCAAACTCAACCTTGAAAGCATCCTTGCCACTCTCATTAATACTGGAAACCATGTCACTTACGTAAAGCGTCTTTAACCACTGGCTGAAATTATATCTTTTCAAACCAGTCCTGTTACGAGCTTCATTTATCGCACACTGGGCATCAGACACACATACATACCAATCAGAAGTAACACGAATACTTCTATCAAATAAAACAATCTCTTTATTATCCATACACAATAAAATTTTTCAGCAAAAATACATATTAAAGTAATATGGTAAAAACAATAACGGTTAAACAATATTAAATATGCACATTATCTGATATCTTAAAGAGTGCTTCTTCATCGGTGAATAGAGGTGCTTCGTTACCATAAATAGCGTTCATCTCGTCTGCAAACTGCATTGCTTCACGGTTAAATTCTTCGGAAAGTTCAATTTGGCTCACGGGAGAAAATGACACTAAAAATACTCCACGATCTTCTTTGTACTCCAATTTCACTTGAAGCCAATTATACTTCATAGTCATACTAGACAACCAAGCATACAATTCACTTTTTATACTTCCTCTATCCATAATATCCCGAAATAAACCATCTTTAGAACGGCAAATCCTCCTTCATTATATCATCAGCCTGTTGGAGAAGATATTCGTCAGGATTATACTTCCGTCTTAGGACAATCTGAAACATTCTGTTCCTGTTCTCATCCCACGCAGAAGTGACAGAATACCCTTCCTGGCGTATCATGTCAACCATCTTTCTCTTACTGTAAGGTCTAACGCCACAGTCAATACAATATGCACTGTATTTCACATACAGATCACGGTCACGGATAGCCTCAAGTTCAATTCCCCCATCAGAATCATACCCCGAATCGTAAAGATAGGACAGGACACTATTGGAATCACGTCTTGCATTCTCCGTAACGGATTCTATCGTATAACTTCTCGTAAACTCACCCTTGTTCTTCACAAACCGTCTTGCACCCTCTATTATCCAGTTTATGATAGCTGCCGATTCCTTTGACAGCTTCAACGGAAGAGATCTGTCCTGTTCCGATTCCTTGAACACACGATAGAACGGGATAACAAGGGAGCGTCTGAAATGACCGTAAGTCTGGTCCGAAACGGAAGGCATCTTGTTAAGGTTAGCCATGAAAGGCGGCATCATGTCGGCAAGGAAAGGCTCACCGAACGGAAGGCGTGCCATAGTAGGCTCACCAGATATGAACTTCTTATACTTGCCACCGCTCACATCCTTCCCACCCATCTCGGAAGCGTAGTTGAGCAGCTTGCCGTTTATCATAGCTATATTGTACTCGCACGTAGACTTGTCACCCGACAGGTCAGCCATCTCCATATAAGAAACATTATCCTTCCCTAGCGCGTTGACAACAGCGTCAAAGAACACCGACTTACCGTTACTACCACAACCGAGAAGGTAACACATCTTCTCCATCTTGATCTTCTTCCTGTCAACAAAGGCACACCCCACAAACTCCTGCAAGGCATCCTGTGTGTCCTTCACAGGAATCACATCGTCCAGGAACTTCTCCCACAACGGGCTGCGCGCCAACGGGTCATAATTGATATTGATACGTATGCACGATTCTATCATGGGTGAGAAATCGAATGTTTCCATCGTTTCCGTGTCAAGGACACAATTGTCAAACGTGATGAAGTTACGCTTCGGATTGAATATCTCATGCGTCACGTTCTTTACGATGGTACGGTAGAAACGCTCGCTCGTATCGGTCATGTACAGTTCGCTAAGACCGTTTATCCGGCACAAATCCATACACAGGCGCATCAGATCCTCCTTCATCATGGGAACGAATATCTTACCGTCAAAAGCCATGATAGAACCGCTCCTGTGACGTCTGAAATTGCACTCCCTGCACGCATCGGCTATGTCCATCTCAACCATAGCGGATATGGAACGTTTCCACTCACCTTCATCCCTTGCTTTACGGAATCCTCGGCCACCGCCCTTGTCCGCCAGCTTGCCCATAACGGAATCAAGGATGTATTCATAAGAAGCCTTTGCAGATTCAGCGACAGTCATTTTCCCCTCCTTTCTCTACCGATCCTACCGATCCTACCGATCCTACCGATCCTACCGATTCTACCGATTCTACCGATTTCTCCCGGTCCACAACCTTCCCGAACATCACAACAGGATACAGGTCATAATCGTCCGTTGATATGTCAGGGCGTGCGTCCATATCGTCAAGGGAAGAGTACACGTCCGAGATGTGCTCCAGTTTCCTGCACACGATGGAATCACGTCTTATCCCGTAATACTCTATAAGGTCAGCCATGTACTGTATGGTAATGTCCTTGAACCATGTGAACGCATCGTCACGTGTCTTTGCACCGTCACAGCAGGTATTGAACGTGTACCCGAAACGCCTCATCTTCACGAAGTAGCTGTTCCGCCACAACGACACCGACTTGTCCATCTCGCTCCCTGCATTGCGTATGGCGGTGACGATGCTTCCCGGCATGAGAGCGCACCGTGAAACGCGAGCGGCGGAAGGCTTCCCGTTCGCCCCGGTCCCATCCACCATATCCACATCTGGCACGAACCTTAGATCATCCACGCTCCTTCCGCCCACAACGGACGTGTCATGCCGCATAAGATAGTCGGCATCCACGATATGACCGTACTGCCTTACCTGGCCCTCACACCACGAAGCAAATCTCCTTAACGACCGTTTCCACTCGGAAGGAAGCACATACCCGTACCTTGCACATATCTCCGCTATATGCTTCCTCTCCTTCTCCCATTTTCTCTTCATCTTCCTCTCGTACTCCAGCACCTCACCCTCCACGCTGACACCAGCGACCTGTGCAGCCATAGACTTTGCAGTTAAAGGTACGGGCACACGCTTGATGAATGACGCTTCCGACACGAACACAGCCTTTGTTCCGTCCTCCAGAGGCTCGTCAAGTTTAAGACAGCAGTGACGGTCCCTGAAGCTGACGAGCGTAACCCACCCGAACAGCCGTGTCTGAACCCTCATTCCCTTGTACCAACGTTCCCTGTCGGGCATTGCATCGGACAGGCATACGACACGCCTTGATTCGGGCAACCTAAGTTTAATCTCTATTTCTTCTTCCATATTTTACAC